GTGTTATTTAAGAAGTAGTTAACCCCAACAGGCTCAACAACAGCTCCATAGCCTTTATCTAGAGCCACAGTTCCAGCAGGGTAGGTTACGATTGAGCCGCTATCGGTTTGAATGATATTTCTATCCGTCTCGTTAAAGTCGTTTGCATGATTAATGCCACGCACGCGCTCACGGGTTGCCAGACTTAAATTAGGATTGGCAAAATAATAATCGTGAATTGCGTTTGGCTCTACTGGGGGTGTATTAGATGCAAAGCCGATACCTGAAGAGCCAGACATTCTAGAGCCAATTAAAGGCAGTACACCCTTCAGTGACTTTGAGCCATTTAGCATGGTTACACCTTATAATCAAAGCGAGTGATAGCAAGATAGATATGATCTGTAAGGCCCGTCCCTGCAATTCCAGAGGTCGTAACTTCAAGCCTGCCTACTGATGCCGAATCAATTGTAACTCCAGCATAAGCAGCTAGGTCTATTGAGTTAACATCGTTAATGTCTTGGAATTTAGCCTCGCCTGAAACCTTACCACGAAACGTTAAAGTGCCTGAAGTAGGGTCGCCAAATGTTTTATTTGAAAGACCTATACTTACAGACTCTTGACTAAAGCATGGAATCTCATAAGTGCCATCAGCAATAAGAACTTTTACATGCTCAGTGTTTGAATTAGTGCCCATTACTTACCACCTTTTTTCATTGGCTTTGACTTTCGAGTTTTCTTGTTTGTTTTTACTCTTTGGCCACGCTTAGGGCCGCTTTTATGTACTGGCATAATAAATCACTTTTTAACAATTAGGCTAGCTGAACCCACAATAATATCACTGGTGTCTGAGAAGTTAGCTGAAAATAAAGCTATCTTATCGCCTGTCTTGATCTCAAAAAGACCCTGACAAGGTATTGTTGTCGGGCTTGTATTTTGTGCGCAGCCACGGGTTTTTTCGTAGGTGACATAACCAGATCCAGTATCAATTCCAACTTCTAAGCAAAGCAAATCTTGACCTCCGCCCTGCTGCTCCATTGACGCCTTGCCATCAATCTTAACGTCTATGGTTTTAAGTCCAGTGTACTCAAGATCACCATCAGCAGTCGCAGTGAAATTAGCAAGAACGTCTGCATTCCAGTTACCGCCGGCAATCTTATAGAACGTATTTTGAGATGCTACAGGAACTGTTCTTGACACAGCAAGATAAGTCTCACCGTCATTCATGGTGTTCTTTACGCCATCGCCAAAGTCAGAGGCGAAAGTCCAGCCGGTATCTTGAGGGGCTATTGTTTGAACAGATACACCAGTGCCGGCAGGAGGAAGTATAAAAGATGCGCCAATAATATTAGCAAAGCCGCCTGCATTGATATTTGCACCAGAAGCAGCGCCATCTATAGCAACAGTACCATCTGGCATGAATATTCTGCAGCCTAAGCCAATATCAATATAGTTAAATGTTGATGTACCTAAATCCACAAGCGTTCCAGAATATCCGGCAAAGCCACTAATAGTACCTGCTGATAAATTCTCTAATACCATCTGGCTATTAGAGCCAGAGAATGAAATGCCGCCCACTCTTGTCGAGATAATAGTGCTTCTGAATAGCGCAAAAGACGTAGAGCCTGAAACATTCTGAACAATATTGTCGCAGTTAAAATATATTATTCTTGTGCCTAATAAAAAGTTAGTCCCATCACCAGAGAAAGCATAAACATCGCCACTTGAATTACTCATTATCAGGCGCTCATGATCTAAAGAGCTGTTAACTATATTTATAAGTGGGTTGAGGCTGTTCGTTGTTATCTGGGATGCCTGGCCATGAGCGCCGATAATACTAACGGTCGTGCCATCAGTTATGGCTGCCGTGTCAGTGCCTAAATCAATAGTGCCAGCTTTTATTATGTATGTAGAGTTGACGCCTCTGCCTAGCTCTATAACGCCGCCAGACGGGGCAGGAAAGTCTGATTTACTGTTTATCTCATAGACGTTATCAAGCTTATCAGCCTTATCATCAGTGTAAGATAGATCTGATACTGCAGCATAGCCGCCGGTAACAGGAATGTATTTTTTTGCATAGCCAGCCTTAACAATGCCATCATCATTAAATAGCACTTGACCGACAACTGAAGTATCTATATTTACAGCATGAATAGTAATAGGCTTAACAGCTAATGCGGAATCATATAGCGTAACATTATTACCATTAGTCATTGCCACGTAGTCATCGCCAGCACCAGCAGAATAAGGCTGATCAGTCTCTACAATGCTATCCTGAACTGTACCGACAGGAATGCCGTTAAACAAAAGGGATGTGCCCGCCTCATTTTCAGAAAGGCCGCTATTAGACAATACGCCATCAACAATTTTACCAAAGTGCTGCTCTTCAATATCAGGGTAAGTGTTTATCTTAGCCTGAATATCATTCAAAAGTGTTTGATAAGTTACTAGCGTGTTATCAGCAAGCACAAATTGCTTATTATCATCAAGCTGACCAGATACCGCAAATTGATTAAGCCTAATAGTCCTACAAGCATTACACCCGCAAGAGTTAGTATTCCCTGTACAAGAACAGCTCATTTAAGTACCTGCCACTAAAACTTCATTGTCGTTTGATACTATCACAGTATCACAAGGTTCATCATCTTGATTAGTGCAGCAGTCAGAATAATATCCGCTGGGGTAATCAAAGTACCTATAATTTGCCGGAATTGGATTAGATGCGATTTTAGGCACACATAATCGTGTAGCGATTCTCTCGCTTGATTTAGACGCCAAAGAAGCAAGGCTAAATGGCAATTGAAACGCCCAATAATCAGCAGCCTTTCTAACAAGAATAGCTATAAGGTCACTGTGTGGAATCTCATAGCTAATATTGTCATTAATAGTCTCTGGGATAACGTAGCTTGTGCCTAAATACCCGTCATACTGAAACTCTAAGAGCATATCAATATAGATATTAAATAAATCCTGAATAGCGTTATCGGGCGCGGGCGCAAAGCCTGTTTGCTCCTGTATTCGCCTTAATGTACTTTCTAAAATATATTTAACATTACGGGTAGGGAGCATAGTTACACCATTACCTCAGCCTGATCGGCAAGGTTAGCAGGCTCTACATCTGGCTCAATCTTTTTCTTGGCTTTGCCTAAAGCCTTTTTCAAGTCATAATTCCAGCCACTAGGAACTTTTCCCTTGCCGTCAAAATTCTTTGTACTGTATTCTTGGCCGTCTTTAGTTTTGAATGGGCCGCCTGCTTTATAAATCAATTTCACTGTTTAATTCCTTAAAAGTAAAAAGGGGCTTTCGCCCCTAATATTATCAGGTTTGCTTATCAAGCAAAACACCCACTTGAGAAGGTAGCCATACTTCACAATCAAAGAAAATAACCACTTTCATTAGCATTTTCTCTAAGTCTGGATCATACCAGTAAGTAAATCGCATTGGTAAGCCTTGCTCACTTGTTGCTGAGGTGGATTTAACGCCGCCCGCATCACCTGGAACTGGTAAGTTACCTGGAATCAATTTAATTGAATCCTGTGCCCAGTAAACAGAAGGGTTATTAGCCGCAATGTTTAAAGGTGTAACAGCAGCAGTGGCCGAAACGGTATTAATAATGCAGTTGCGATAAGGGCCGGCAACAACAACAGCAGGTGAGATTGTAGCGACAGTGCCAGAGTCAACAGAAAGAACTGTGAACTCCATTAGCTCGCCTGTATCTTCGCGCACTTCAGGGTTTAAACGATTAATACCCGCAATCGTAAACTTATCACCAGCCTTCATATTAGTGGTAGCTGAGAAAGTCTTCTGCATTTGACGGTTATCAATGTAATCATCATTACCATCTTTAGTAGCAACAACATGCACGTCAGCCGTGTCAGTAGTTAAACCACTGAAAGTAGCAGCTGCAAGAGTCAAGCGATAATCTGCACGGGTTGCCTTATCAAAGCCGCCAACCTGATTAGGGATTACAGAGCGCTCATAAGCAGTCTGTGGCAAACCTTTGTTTACAGGGTCATTACTGGCAAGCTTATCTGATAAAGACTTATAGTGAGGCAAAGACAAGTGAATGCACTTCTCATAACCGCCTAAACCAGCATCAAGCATTTGCAATTCAGCCGCAGAAACATCAGATACCAGCACTTCAGAAGCTGAAGTTGTAACCATGTTTGCACGGGTGATTGCTTTATCGTAGCAGTATTTATCTACAGCATTACGGATTTCACGCGCATAACCTTTTGAGGCCATTTGACGCAAACGAGGGTCACGAAGTTCTTTTGTCGTAATCTCAGACTTGATATATAAAGACTTGTTACGGCGGATTGGAATTAAGCGGTCGGTTAACGCTTGCACATCTGAGTTATCAGATTGCGAAACATAACCATCCTGAGCTTCAAAGCGGAAATCTTCAGGCAAGTATTCAACGTCATCATAACGCTGGCCTTCAATGTCGCCAAATTGGAATGTTGGAAGAGCTTTTGAGAAGCCCGCCATAATATCGGTTTCTTCCACAACCTCTTCTACAAGAGTGTGGACATCTTTGATTAAATCGTTAGCCATTATTAGCTACTCCTTTTCTGTTTTTGTAGTGCCTTCAGCTTGGCATGATCAGCAATAGAACCAGATTCTACCCACTTATCACGTTGCTTTTTAATCTGATTTTCCAGATTATTAGCGTTACCTTTGCCTTCAGGTATATTTTCAGGTTTAGTCTCAACTGAGCGCCTGCGACCTTCAATTTTTGCTTCCTGTTCCCACTTCCACAAAAGCTTCTCTGTGTTGTTGGTTTGATTCTGCAAATCCTTGTGAAGTGAAGCTACAAGGGTATTGTATTTCGCATCACTCTTTTCAAGTGCATACATAACTAAATGAGATTTTTCACCGGTTGACGCAATAACTGCATCAGCGATTTGAGTACCGATACCAGGCAAGTCACCTTCTAGCTTTTCACGAACACCACGTTCGGCGGTTTCGTAATCGGCTATATTGTACTTACTCGACATTTCGGATGCTCGCTCATAATGAGAGTCAAACACGCTATCAGGTATGGCGTTAGCTGTGGGCTGTTGCTCACTTTTAACACTAGGCTTAACAGGTTTAGCTTGAACCTTCTGATTATAAGCATCTAAATCACGATAAAAATCGTCTTTACTTGCATAATCTAAAGGGTCGGGCATGTCGCCTGCGCTTAACGCATTCATTTCAGAACGCATTTGAGCCATCTCAGCCTTAAGCTGTTCATTCTCACTTGTTACGTTTGCATTCTCACTTTTAAGCTCCTTATTCTTGCCTCTAAGCTTTTTCAGCTTATAAACAGGAACTTTTGGCGCTTCTTGTGACTCCTGATCGTCACTACCTAAAACAACATCAAATTCTTCCGGCTCGCTTGATGGCTGTGGTGTGCCATCTTCAGCTTCACCCACCACAGGCTCGACTGATTGCTCAACATCTAATTCTTCCGTTACTTCTGGCTCATTACTCAGGCTGCTTTCTAATTCCATGCTGTTTTATTCCCCGTTGCATGTTAACGATAAAAAATAGCTATAGGCTGCTATTAGGCCGATTAATAAAAACTATAACACTATTAAAAAAATATTCAAATTACCCTCTTAATGATTGTGCAAGGGATATTGCATCTTTTTGCTGTGTTGCTCGAATATCAGAAACAAGCTTCATTGAATCTCTTGTTGATTTCTGGCTAATCTCTTGAGCCTGCGCATAAGTTTCGACTGTTTGCGCCTCTCTTAATGTAGCTTGCGATTGCGTATCAATGGCTTTCAGTTGAGTGTTAGCCTGATCATTTTGCGCTTTAATCATGCTTGCTTCTGCTGAAATCTGCTTAGTCTGCGCCTCAGTCATTGCAATTTGCATCATGGGGTCGGGCTCTTGCGGTTGCTGCATTTGCTGCATCATAGCCATCACATAACGCTCCTCCTCCTCATTCTTAATTTCATCCTGAACAAGTAAAGGGCTTGTTTGTAATAGCATTTGAAGCTCTTGATAGCGAGCAAACTTGCGAATAGTATCGCCGCCCTCACCATCCATTTTCTGCATAAGCTGAGCAAGCAATAGCGGGTACATTGGGCTATTCGTATCAGTGGCTTGTAGCATGCCTAATAACGTTGCACGCTCCGCTTCAACTCTTGAGCTATAAGCAGGGCCAGTTTCAGTAACAACCTCGAAGCGACCACGACCTAAATCATTCTCAAAGCCATAAGTGCCATCTTGATTAACGATAGGCTGCATGGTTTGAACGGTATCAATTGCACCATCTTCAGAAACAGTACGCAATGAGCGTGCAACTCCGCCATATAAACGCTTAGCCATTGATAGCCATACACGACCACAATGCTGCATTGCTTTACGTCGATTATTTAACAGGATGAAGTAAGACATATCAGCGCGACTTTGAACTTGTTGAACGGCAGCACCGGAAGTATTAGCAGGGATATTCAATTCACCCGTACCTAATTCCTCTGCCATATCCTGATTAATCCATTGTAACGAGCTTACAAGGGCAGGCGGCACATTAGGCGCTGAAGTTTTACCAATAGGGCCAGGCACTGCAATCGAGCCATCAGGATTGCGCAAAGCTTTAGCCAGCAAATAAGTGTGATTCTCCACGTTATCATTTGACCACATTTTGGCAATCTCAGTAGTCATTTGCTCAGGTGCAAAAATAGGCTTTTCTTTCTGGCTTTCCGTCATTAGCTCGCCAAGCATAGAAACGGCCATGTTATTAAATACTTGACGGTCACGCTGCTTACGCACTTCGCCCATGTAGTATTCTTTACCCTTAATGTATGACCAATAGCCGTACTGAGGAATGATAGGGATATAATCGCACGGGATTTCTTCAGGCTCTTCTAAGTAGCTATCACCACACACTAAAGCTTTTTCAACAACACGCACCTTAACGCGCTCACTGCCTATTTGCTCATACTGACTTAGCTCAAGTGTAAGTTCTTCATTGTCCTTTAAGTCATCTTTAAAGTGCTTAACCTTTTCACCTTGCGGCGTCATAAATACAAGGCGCTCTTTGCTCTTTTCCATCACCTCAAAGTATTCAGCGACATAAACAATATCTGGCCCATACCAGTCAAAATCATAAAAGTCAGGTAGCTCGGTTGTTCTAAATGGGGCTTTGCCTGGGTGCTTTCTGTCGAATTCTTTGCGAGTGTATTCATGCAATAACCAGCACTGCTTAGCATCGGATTTATCTAAGCGCTTGGCATCAGCATCAAAAATAACAGTGGCATCAGCAGAGAAAATAGGCTCAAAGCTAATAAATTGCTCATCTTGATCGGGGTCGTATTCATCTTCATACTTTGCAGCCAATCGCCATGCACCTATCCCGCCTTTCCATGCTTCAGAGGATGCGTTATCAGTGGCTTCAATGCCGCCGGACTTGCGCCAATCATTCCTAAATCTGTTTTGCAGAATATCGGCCGCTTTCTTTTCCGCTCGCTGGTCATCAGGAATAAACTTAACAGTGATAGGGTTTGCATTGCCTTCGCCGATAATGCGATTAATCTCACGACTAATCTTGTCAAACTCTAAACGCTGCTTATTCTTGTACTGTTGACCGCAAGCGCCTTCCCATTGCGCGCCGTGAACATCGACAAAGCGCCTATCTTCTACTGACTTATCACGCTGCTCAATATCAGCGTTCCAACCGCTCTCGTAATCCGATAAGGCTTTGTTTAAATCTTTCATTAAAAATAGCTCGTTTTAGGGGCTGTTATAATTTCGGCGTCTTGCATAAAATTCGGTATCTTGTCAAATGACATAGTACAACAATCAAACAGGTTTGGCGAAGGTATAACAACTCTACGACCATCAGGCATCATTATTCCCGCCCTCATCTCTTGTTTTGTGTATAACTGTATCATGCCTTGGCCATTAGGTTTAAGTGGCATTTTACAAGCTTCCGCCCTAAGCTTTCTTAAGTCTTTACAGTCGCTAGAGAATGAAACAAGCGTATCAGGGTCGTGATATTTACCTTGTGTGACGGCTTCCCACGTCCTATAGCATCGCTGAGCAAACTCCACAGACCTTTGCGCACGCCTATTTCTAAACACATCGCCGTTTGTTTTTTGTGATTTTATATTAAATTTATCAGAATCGGAAAATATGGCGTTTTTCATCCATACTTCAGCAGAGCCTCTATACATGTGTGATTCAATGCGCTTGCCTTTAAAATTAACCTCTGCCTGATCCCTTAAGAGTGCGCCCATGCCATCGCAATCCCAAATAAAATCATCAGCCTGATAATCATTGGTTAACGAGCAAGCCATATCAAAGGCTCTATTCCCATTCTCAGCCTCTATTTCATGCAAGTCGGTAAACACAACGCCATGCCTTAAAGCGTAACCTTTGGCATCGTCGCCAGTATCAGAGGGGTCGTGGGATGCAATCTTAGCGCCTTGCGGCTTAAAGCCAAGCTTCAAGTGAGCATCAATACAGGCATCAAAGACTTCCTCGTCAATCAAGCTTTCTTCAATGCCGTCATAGAAGTCGCCTTTCCATATATGATTAAATCTAGCTTTTTTCATAAGCTTTCTTTCTACTTTAGATTTATCTTTTTCATGCTCAATTCTTAATGACTCGTCACCAAGAAACCACGGATTATCTTCATGGCCTATTTTTATTATTAGGTGGTATTCATCTTCATAATAGCCATTTTTATCTAATTCGTCCTGATATGGAATTATAAACTCCTTACTCATTGGGTCGTTATAGCTTTCTGGATTCCATATATACCACAATTCAGCGCCTGGTACGTCACGAAGCGTTGGGCCTAAAACATCGATAGTTTGCTGCTGAGTTCTTGCCGCCTCCTCCATAAAGAAAAACTTATACTTAAATGAGCCTTTCATATCAATTATGTTCTGCATTCCGCCAAACGTAAACTTACCACCCGTTCTATGCCTTATCTCCCATTGAGAAGGAACTGGGGTAAAGCCAGCGTATTTCAGCCCTTTTATTCTGTCATCTATACCAGCATAAACAGACTCTTTAAGGGATTTCATTCTTTCACGAATAACAAACACTTTAGATCCACAACTATTAACCTCGCCAACCATTGCATCCATAGCAAAGCGAGACTTGGTGCCGGCACGACCACCGTAAAAGCACTTATATTTTTTGTGTTTGAGTATTGCTGGCTCTAGCTTCTCAGCTAGCAGTATAGTGGGTGGTTCTTGCGTTTCTTCCATGTGGCCAATTGTACCTTTCCACCTCCTTATGATATTAGGCTGGCCACCAATAACAGAATCAACAATTCCATAAACAGTTTCTTCAAGCTCACCAGCATGAGCGCTGGCCAATGGCTCTAATGTATCGATACGCCTTTTAAGCGCTGCGCTCACTTAGCAAGACCTAACTGGGCTTCAATATCAGCAATACGCCTTGATAGCACATCAATCTCTTCAACCTTTGCCGTATCAGCAAGGCCATCAAGAAACATTTTTGCAGCATCGATAGGTAAATCACCTTGCGCAGCAGATTCCCATATAGCATCAGCCTTTTCTAATCGGCTTCCGTTTTTGGGCCACTTAATTGAATACGAGGGGAGTGTTGCTTTAGGGTCAGGAAATAGCTTTTTGGCAACAAGCGTCATCATTTGACTATCGCCATCACCATCAGGGCCACCAAATAAAGCCTTCTGAACAACAGCAGACCAAAACTCAGTTTCATTCTTTGACTGAGCCTTTAAGGCATCGATAATAAGGGTTCGAGGTGATTTACCCCGCCCTTTTCTATTTTTAGGCTGATTATCAGAAGTGAATTTAGTTGTTTTCTTTTTCTTATCCGTCATATCTACCGTTAAAAAATCGTTATTTACGACAACAATAGCTAAAAACTATCACCAACACAAATATGATTAATTAAGCCTATTAACAATAAGCTCTTTCTCTTCATGTTTGGCAAGCACCTTAAGCCCTTCAATCAGCTCTTGAAACACATCAAGAATCTTCTGATTGCTAAAGTTAGGAGTATCAATAGGAAATGAAAGGCTTAAATCCATATCAATGCAGCCAAGCCCTATAGCCATTGTTTTGCACAAGACATCATCATCATTAACAAAGTCTGTTATCAGCACTTCTGGCGACAATGCCGCATTTGATGAAAAGTTATTGCTTAAAATCTCGTTTAGTCGAGCCTCTAAGCTTAGATAAGCCGCTCGCTGCTCAGTAATATGAGCGCCAAAAGCTTTTGTGTTAAAGCTTCCATCTTCTATGAAATTTACATTCATGCCTTACACCTCATTAATATATCAGGAAAAAATTCATGCCCTAAACTCCTGCACTCTGCGTAGTCTTTAGCATGTTGAAGCTCATGCTCGACAACGCATGCGCTGTTAATTGAGTATATGGTATTTGTTAATTGGCAGTAATACCCACTATTACCCTCAAGTAATCCGGTAAAATAGCTAGCATCCACAATATTAATCTTTACGTCTTTAGGTGCTGATTCGATTAATGCAGCAATCTTGTCATCTTCAGTTACTATTTGCATTCCTGAGCATCCAGTAAGCGCCAAAATAACGCACACAAAGCAGAATGCAGAAAACGTAATATCTAAAGCAAAAATCCTTTTATCCATCACTCACCACCTATCAAATCAGGATTGTCGAAAATATCAATTCTCTTTGCCTTGTATAATGCGCGCTGAATAGTGCTCACTTGTCACCGCCTAAAGATTCCGCAAGCCTCACAGCTATGTTTTTACACTCAATTATTGCTTCGTCTAAAAAAGGGGCGTTAGAGCACATGTCAATATCATGCAATGCATCATCTAACGTATAAGGCTTTCTTACTCTGTATATTGAATTAAACAATACACAGTTACTTTCAGGATTACATTCTTCAGACTGCTTAACAGTTATCCATTCGTCATAATACAAATCGCTAGAGTTTTGTATAAGGCAGTCAACAAATGACGTATTTTGCTCAAGAGCATTAATAACACACAGCTTTTCATTTGATGATAAGTCCCTAAACTTAAGCTTATTCCCATTCTCAAAATCAAACTTATTCACACCCATGCACTCCTAATTAATTCTTTATTTGCAACCGCAAAATATGCAGCCTCTTTTCTATCCTCATATCGAGGTGCGCCACTTTCACGCTGCTTACGCTGATATTCTTTAGCAGCTTTTCTTCTGCATGGAAGGCATTTAGAGCCAGGCTTAGCTTTCATTGGCTCGTCGCATTTATTGCAAGGTCTGAATTCTGATATAAATTTAAGATCACTCATCGCGCCACATCCATAGACCACGAGGCAATGCGAACCGACTCACCATAGCGATTTTTAACAGTGACCATCTCAGTTTTAATGTTATGGCCTTTGGCTTTAAGCTCGCTAATTCTTGCGGGGGCTTCGATAATGCCAAGCATCGACCATGCCTCAAGGCGCATCAGTGAATTGCCAGCTTGCAAGTATTCCAAAAGGCGATCACCTTGGGTTTTCTTTGGCTTATTCATTTAATCACCTTCACAGTGCGCCCTAGAACATTAACAAGATTGCTTTTTGATTTAGGTGTGTATGCATCAGATAGGGATTTTAAGTAGCTGGCTTTATTATTCATTTTTCACCGCCGAAACGAGATACGAACACGGAGGTGATATCCAGCCAC